TCCAACTCCAGACCCCGTTTGCCGAAAATTTTAGAACAATCACCATAACACTTTAGCACGTTAAAGTGTTAAACTTCACCGCGTTAAAGTGGTAACGTATGAAAATATATTGTTAAAAATTTCACGGAGGGGTGTTCGAGAAAGTGTTCGATTATATGTGAACAAAACATTTCACAATTGTTAACAAACTATGAACTATAAAAGATCAATAAAATTCGTACATGTAATTAAAAAATATCAGTAGACAAAAAATCAAACCATGGTACTATATACATGTAACAAAGATATATACCACCTAACACAAAATAAGAAAGTGAGGATTGAAAAAATGTCAGATAATGAGAAGATAACTTTGATTAGGGTTGCTGGAAAGCTAACACAAAACGGTGTACACATGGCAACGCTTGAGAATGTTGAAGTAAAGAAAATGATGAAGCAAATTGCCGCAAACGCGGTACTGGTAATTCTATGTGACGTGAACCGTACTATTGTATCAAATATTTGTGACGGCGATTTTGACACAATACAAGAATATATGGAAGAATTACTTGATAAGTTATCTACATGTTTAGCGATCATAGGGAGAAAAGGCGAAGACCTTAAAGAAGTTTTAGGGGTTGAGGATATCGAAGAAGCTGTAAAATATACAATTTACGAGCAAACACATGAGGATGAGGAGTGATGATGGGAAAACAAATCAGACGTGTGAACGTACCAACAGGAGCACGTATCAACTTTGTAGACAAGCGCACCACTATAAAGGAGACTTTAAATGATGGAGCAATCAATTATTATGACCTTGATTCCACTCTACTCTGCGAGGGGTACTATACAAATCAGATTCGGGGGACGTTGCAAAAAGTGCAAACGGATAAAGAGACGTATTACACTTTCACTTTTAACAATGGGGAGAAAACACATTATCGCAATTTCTACAAGTTGCGTAAATGACGGCATATATGTATCTGGTTTACCACCGTAGACCACAACACACTATAATATAAACGGCTGATATTACTAATATTACACTTCAAACAAATAGCACAAAAAAGGAGATTTAAAATTATGAAGAAATTTGAACTTGTATCTGGAGACGAAAAATGTGTAAAGCTTGTAAAAATCAATGGAACAACAGCACTTGCGAAGGATGCAAAACCATCTGGTAAGCTGTTAGGAATTGTAGTAGGTACTGATGATGTGACAGAAAAAAACACTTACTATCTCTGTATGGAAACTGAAGAAGGTTTTGGAATCTACGCAACAGGTGTTGCACGTGAAATTGATAAGATTGCTGATTTGTTAACGGAAGCGCAAGCTGACGGTCATGATTTCATCATTGAGTGTACAACAGGGATTTCAAGAAACTCTGGACAGACATTCTTCAAAATCATGGTAAGAAGCTTTTAAACATGGCAAACGGTCAACAGTGCGGTTGACAACCAAATAATGAACGGAAACTAATCAAGTTTGTTCGTTTTTTTGCATCTGCTAGGGGACTGAAAAGTCCCCTTTTAAATTCATAAAATGTTAACAATTTATTAACAAAGTATCGTATATTTGTTCACAATTACATGTTAGAATAAAAAAAAACGAAAGTGAGGTAAACAAATATATGTATTTAGAAAGCCAATTATTAGAACTTCAGCACGCTATTGTATTGAGAGCATTGGACGATATCAAAACACCTGTTTTGAGACTCAAGTATTACAGAGAAGTTAGAGAATCACTTGAAGTATACGCTCAACTGTATCACATGTCAGCGGATGACATGATACAGAGTGCAATCGCAAGTGGCTATATTGAGCCTTTTACAGAGAGAGAGGTAGAAATTTATGGCAAGTAAACAAAAAGAGCGTGTTGGCGAAGTCCAACGCGCAAAAGGGATTTTATATGACGTGTCCAATGGAAAGTATGTGTTACTCAAGAAGCACTACACAAAAGATGAATCACTTCTGTTGCTTAGAACTTTAGGCAAAAGAGCACAAACCAGACTTGCAACCCTTAGAGAATATTTCAGTGAACGCGGTAAACGTTACACAGGTGAAATCAACCCTATCTACGGCAGATATAAAGGGTTTGACATTAAGTATCAAGGCTTGTCCTTGCAAGCGATCCAGAAAAAAGTATCAACAGCTATCGAGATATTAAATGCGAAACAATCAACTTATACGGGATATAGACAACTACAAAATAAGGCATACCAGAAAATGTTAGAGAATCATCCAAAACTCAAAAATTTATCTTTTGAAGATTGGAAGAAAATGACGACGTATATGGGTGCGTGGCAATCAGCACATGAGGGTGAGCAGTACGATAGTGAAACGTTACTAAGCAATGCTAAATGGTCATATGAGACGGGTCAATGGGGACCATTTGAGTTTGAGAAAGTTGATCTTGATAAGTGGTTTTTAGACGTTCAACGTGAAGGGTCATCTGGACAATGGTTAGACTTGAAAGAGGATTTTGACGACATTTAAGTGAGGTGTAAACAATGGCAAAACGAAAAGAAAAAATTTCATATTGTAAAAAGTTTCTTTGTTTTGACATTGAAACGACTCATGAACACATAGCAGAAGATTGTGATATAATCTATACATGGCATTGGTCAGTGATGGATAGTGACTATAACTATAACACATGCTCATCATGGTCAAATTTATATGATTACTTGCATAACCAATATCAGACATTTGCAACTCAAGGCGAGAACCGTGTTATTGTTTATGTACATAACTTATCATATGAAATGGAAGCTATAATAAGAAACCTAGAAGGACACACCATGACAGGCGGTTTCTACATGGATACGCACGAACCCTTATATCTTATCATTGATGATGTACTAGAGTTTCGATGCTCATACAAGCTTACAAATAAAGGTCTTGCGGATTGCGGTGAAGACGTAGGACTTAAAAAGCTTGAAATGAACTATAAAGATGTTGTGAAACCTAACGAAACCTTGCCGCCCGATAAAGAAAAATACACATATCGAGATGTTGAAATCATGGTGGCGAAAATTCATCAACTGGAAGAACAGGAAAATAAACCGTTCTATGAATTTCCATATACAAACACTGGTTTCTTGCGTGATGAACTTCGAGCAATCATGAAAAAAGATGCTAAGTGGATGAAGATGTTTAAAAACACTTCGCTTGACTATGACAGATATGTGATTTGTCGAAAAGCTTTCATGGGTGGTTATACACACGCTAACTACATGTACGCGGGGCAAATCATGGAAAACGTTGATAGTTACGACTTTGGGAGTGCCTATCCTTTTGCAATTGCAACAGAGAAATTTCCAGTAGCACCGCTTAAACGCTTGCCAAATGCGAATATTTATGACTTAAAACGTCTCCTTAACACAGACAACTATCTATTTATCTGTACCATCACAGCAAAGAACGTTCGCGCAAGAGGTACGATGACATTTCTATCATCGTCGCATTGCGAAGTCTCAAGCGATAGCGTACTTGATAACGGGCGAATTTATAAAGCCGACATGATAAAAACAACATGCACTAGCCTTGACCTTGCTATTATTCTACGCATGTACAAAATAGATGCTATCCGTGTTGATGAATGCTACTATTGTAGAGCTGACTATTTACCATCTGGAATTGTTTGCACAATGCTAAAGTATTACAACAACAAACAGAGTTTAAAGCATGTAAAAGGCGAAGAATTAAACTACGGAAAAGCAAAAAACCGCGTAAATTCCTTTTATGGTATGTTTGTGCAAGATCCTATTCATGATGTTGTTGCACTTGACGGCACGGAGTGGACTTTAGACCACTGTGCTATCACAAACAAAGAGGAAATTTCCGCGCAACTTGAGAAATTTTATAAATCGTTTAGAAGTTTTTTGCCTTATCAAATTGGCGTTTTTATACCCGCGTGGACACGCTACCATTTAATGCATGATATAGTGTCGAAGATTGATAGAAATGTGCTCTACTGTGATACAGACAGCGCAAAAGTTATCAATCGAGAGGAATGTTTAGGCGTAATAAACGGGTATAACGAATATGCAAAATATAAAATCGACTTAGCTATAAAACGCTATGGTTTAGATTACAAACTACCAGATTTAGGAGTTTTTGATTGGGAAACTGAAGATGCTGGTGCATGGTTGAAATTTAAGACTTTTGGCGCGAAGAAATATATATATCAAGATACTGATAACAAATTGCATATGACTGTGTCGGGACTCTCGAAGAAAGCCGTAAATTATCTTACGTCAATCGAAGATTTTGAAATTTTTACAACTTTTGACAAAGATGTATCGGGGCGTACAATATCACATCCAACCACAAACGCCATACCGACTTATGACAATGGTGGAACGTGGATAGAGGACACCACTTATACTTTATCAATATCGCCCGAATATGGCGCGTTGATTGGAATAGACGTGTATAGCATCAAGCCGACAATAATAACAAAAGACGGCAAGAAAGAAAATACAGATGTAGATATAAGTAAACGTTTAGAAAAGTTTACGGTAAAAACGAAACACTTATCACCAATAATCTTAGAGAAGATAGGAGAATAATAGTATATGGAAATAGAAAACTTATATATAACAGTAGGTGACGAAACCTATATAAATATTCCATCGCTGTACACTTTAAACGCAGACGTTTATATTGTATTTGGTGAACGTTCCGCGGGTAAAACATACTCAGTTTTCAAGGGGTTGTTTGACGACTATAACGCAACAGGCGCACAATTTGTATACATGCGTACACGCGAAGATTATCTTATCCGTGGTAGAGCATGGGGTGCAGTCGCCAACATCAAGCCGTATGTTGAAAAAACGCTATGGAAAGAAGAAGCGAACTTGAATTACTATAGTGGTGTTTACCGCAAACAAGAATTGGGACGTAACAATAAATGGGTATACTCACCATGTGGCTATAGTTCTTCAATAGCTTCATGGATGAAATACAAAGGTAATGGATACGATAGCGTTAAAACTATATTTTTAGATGAATTTATCGAAGATGTTGACACTACTACAATTATACCACTTTCCAGAAATGAATTTTTGAAAGGTTATAGTCAACAGCTTTCAACTATAGTTAGAAGAAGAAAAGATGTTAAAATTGTAGCATGTGCAAACAGTATCAACCCCAAAAGCCCTCTGTTTGATTATTACAACATTGATGCACGTAAACTAGAACAGGGAAAAGTTTACATTTTCAATCGTAAACTTGAGGATGGCGATGCACTGAAAATTTGTGTTCTGTATACCGAACCGCCAAAAAAAGCACACGTGTCAAAACATTTAGCCGTTTATGAGTCCCAAACAAATGACATGACTATAAATGGAGCTTGGCAAGAAGAAGTATACCCCGACATTTTTAATCATTTATCATGGAAGTGGTACGCAGAGTTAACGGTTAAAACCAACCGTGTCTATATAGCAGACTTTGGAATAACAGTAATTTTTCCAGAAAAACAACGTTGTCCAATGGTAATTGTAGACGGTAAATATAAATCAAAAAACAATATACTCACAAATGAGTTATATTTACCGACAACAAGAAAATTGATTGAGTGGATGTTATACTATAAACGAACGTCACAAATCTGTGCAAGTTCAAAAGAGGCAAGCGAAAAATTTAATGACTTAATCAAACGTGTACTTATTGACAGAAATTAAATATATGTTAAACTATAGTTAGGGACTACCAGACAGACCGCGAAGAACGGGGTAGTTGTGCAAACTGTCAGCACGGGCGTGGAGACACGCCCACCTTTTTAGAAAGTGAGGTGTTGTGATGGATGTAAGTGCAGTTACACAGATAATTACAAGTGTTGGCTTTCCGATCTGTATGACGTTAATCTTGTGTTACTATATCAAGTACCAGACAGACGTTCATAAAGAGGAAACAAAAGAGTTGACAAATGCTATTAACTCACTGAGGGAAATGATATCAGAGATTAAAACAAAATTGGAAGATGAGGTGAAAGCATGACATATTATGAAGTTATCAAAAAAGCGTTATTTATGTTTTATCACCGTGATGAATATGCATATTTTTACGGTGCAAAAGGGCAAGTCCTAACCGATGAAGTGATGAACACTTTAATCAGCCTTGAACCAGCGTATTTCTCGAAGTATACAACGCAAGAGTTAGCCGCTTATAAAGCGTTCTCGCGTGGTAAAATTGGATATGATTGTAGCGGTTTCGTGTCCGCTGTCGTAGGTGTACAAAATTACAGCACCGGACACTATCATGACGGAGCAGAAAAGACTACACCGCTTTTAGGAACAGAAGGAAACGGATTGTATTCATCTTTTGGCGGTAAAGGTAGACATGTCGGCATTGACATTGGCTACGGGTTCTTTCTGCACATGCCAAAAGAGGGACACACCATTGAATTAGGCAGAATAGCAGAATATGAATGGGAGCACAGTTTTCACTTTGCGAATATTAACTATGAGGGGGCAAAAGCATGATTGATATTGATAAGATGGTGACAACGCTTTCAATTCCAGATGGAATGACAGTTGATGAAATGCGAAGAATTGTTGTTGACGTGCTTGACATGGCGAAAGCTTCAAATGAAGCTGAGAAAGCCATTGCGACAGAAAACGCAACACTAAAAACGGAAAACGACAGACTCAGCAAGCAGAACTTGGAGCTGTTCAACCGTGTAACAACTTCTATTTCTCCGTCCACAAAAACAAAGGATGATGACGATGACGAAAAAGATGAAGTCACAACCGATGACATTTTAAGCTATTATAGCTAATATAGAAAGTGAGGTATAAAAGTATGGCAAAAACAACAACACCGCTGTCAAGCGCACAGCGCGGAGTAAATCTTTTTAACGATGCTAGAAAGAATTCCTCAAACGAATACATGAGGGCAACAGGCGAAGTTACCGTGGCGACTTCTATTAGTCACGCCATGACACCAATTGTAAAGTATGCACCATTTATGAATGAGTTTCTTCACTATGTTGTAAACAAGATTGTCATCCAGTCCGTGGAATCTAAGATGTATACCAATCAGTATGCAATGCTGAAAAAAGAAGGTTTTCCACTTGGAACTGATATGGAAATGAACTATGTCAATCCTGCCATGGGGCGTGATTATGACATTTCTCTTGGAGCAACGCTGTTACAGGTGACAAAACCAGATGTAAAAACTTGTTATTTCCGACAGAATCGTAGACGACAGTTTCCAGTAACTATTCCTAGAGAGCTTATGGAAGGTGCTTTCACGTCATGGGAGCAGCTTGACAGTATGGTAACGGGCATGGTGACAAGTCTTTTCAGTGGGAACGAGATTGAAGAAGAAAACCTTATCAAGAAGTTGATTCAGACTTCCGTTAAAAACAACGTAGTAGTTAAGAAGGAAATTCCATGGGATGAGGCTGACCCTGCCGCTTCATCTGTCGGCTTTATCAAGACCATTCAGAAAATCGCACTTGATATCACACATGCTTCAAGTGACTACAACAACTATCAGGCATATGCAACAGCACAAGGAATTGTAGGAGCAACACCTGCAATCACATGGACTCCATCCGACAGTTTGTATTTATTTGTAAGAAGTGACGTATTAGTTAACTGCAATGTTGAGACACTAGCGGGAGCTTTCAACATGTCTAAGGCTGATTTAGTCGGACGTGTCACACCTTTCCCAGACTTTGATTATCTAGATTTTGAATCTGCCATTGATCCTGCAACACAGTATTGGAAAACCATCAAGGATGACCAAAACATTCTTGCAGTACTTGCAGATGTTAATACTTTCGAGTACCGCGACAATCTGAGTACAAGCGGCGACTTCTACAATGCCGCTGGAATGTATCAGAATCAGTACTTAAACGTATGGCAGACATACGGCATTAGACCGTGGGGAAATGCTGTTGCAATTTGCAAAAATGCTTAATAGAGGGGGGATATTATGACAACTGTATACTTGTTTGACTCGCCATTTGACGACAGCGGTAAACACTTGTTAATCCCGACAGAAAGAAACGCTGAGGGGTTCTTAAAAGAACTTCTTGGCGTTCTTACTTATAAACGTTATGATAATGTGACGTGGGAAAGACATGGGCAGACTTTCCGTTGTCCAGTACGAGCAGATGAATTAAGACGCTATAATTATATGGCATATCAAAACGAGTCGCGAATTGAATTTGCTTATATCATTGATTATCAGTATGTAAACAACAAACTCACATATGTAAATACATCTGTTGATTATTGGGCGACTTACCTTGATAAATTCACATTCCATCCATCCCCAGTCATGAGACAGCACCCAGCAAGTGACGGGCTTTTTGCAAACTTTTACCCCGAACCAACACAAGTTGACAGGTGGGAAATTGCACGAACTGAGTATGGATTTCATAAAGATGATGATGACAGCGTTTATCTTATGACAGCAAACGACACTGATACATACAAAGATAGATCGAGCGATTTCTACGCGGCAATTGCAAATTTCGCCATGGGCGATTACGGGCAAATCAATAATTTCTTCTCGTTGGTTAGTGTAAATCCTTGCGAATGCGGCGGTATAGTCCAAAGTAACACAAGTAAGCTGTCAAGAGCACAAGCGTTAGAAGTAGTTAAACGCTATGCAAAGTGTGGTAGACAGGAAGACATAATTGGAGCATATCACGTGCCAAAGTTTTTTGCCACTGACATAAGCGGCGAAAATCTTGATAAGGTTGACAATAGAACAGGAGAGGTTGAGTTGGTGCAATCGTTTGTTGAAAAACCTTTGTGGAATAAGCTTTACACTTCCCCACAATTTAACAAGTTAACAGTCAATTGCGGTGGAAGTGCTAAAGAGTATGATTTTCGTTATTTTGATGAGTCCGCGCTGTTAGCCAAAAAGTTTAAATTCAAGTGGGCGGCTAACCAGTCACAATTAGGCGGTATTGTTATAACACCAGAGCAATACGGAAACGGAACTAATGGCGACTACTCGCTTGCAAGTAGTACATGGGATAGTGTTCAACTTTCGACTACACAGCTAAACAACAGCGGTGTTATGCGCGACTTTGGAAACTTTGGTGTTGCTTCAATCGGAAATCTCTTTTCACTTGACATTAAGGGTGAGCTTCAAGCCGCTGAGACTTTCGCGGAAAATCTCGGTGCAAAATTTGAAGAATCTGATCTTACTATTGGCAACCCAACAGGCACAATTGCAATGTATAATGCGCTTTTCCCTATGATATCTGTTGCGTGGTATTATCCGTCATTGCAAGATATAAAAAAGTTTAACAACTATTTTTGCATGTACGGCTACAACTACAATGGCAGTCTTGCCGACATTGTAATTGATTCTTTACCAATTGTAAACTACGTACACACAAGCGGCGCAATCATCACCGCGGAAAATGCACCGCAAAACGCAATTGCATACATGGCAAACAGGCTTGATAACGGTGTCTGGTTTTGGCACGGTATCGGAAATTACAAACACACTGACAAGATTCTCGAAAATCATTTTCCAGAAAGTGAGGGCGGTTGATATGGCAACATATATTGGCGAAGCGTCTAAAGATGAGAACGGCAATCTTTGGGGCGGCAGAGACGGAGATCAAAACGGACTTGAAGTCCGTGTAACAGGTTGGTTTCCGCAAACTGGAGACGGTAGGCGCTGGGACTGGATTGCACGTATTCGCAACCGCCCAGACGTCGCCCGTGGAATTGCTACACTTATGATAGAATCATGCGACAATCAAAATGTTGGTTACAATCAACATAGAAGGGAAACTTTTACAAATGAGTGTCGAAAAGTCGGGTGGAAACCAAAAGACGTTAAAGTACCTTGCGCAACTGACTGCTCTGCTTTAGTTGCATGTATATTAAATTGTCTCAATATTCTAGTAAGTACAAGTATGAATACATACAACGAACTAGAACAGCTTAAAAACACAGAGCTGTTTGATATATTGTATGACAGTAAATATTTGACAACAGGTGATAACTTGCAAGTGGGCGACATTCTACACATGCCTGGGCATACGGCTATAGTTGTACAAAATTCAGAATCGACACAGCCTGTTCCGGAAGAAAAGAAAGAAAATGAGCAAGTTGGTGCGCGAATGTGGATAAATTGGCAAGTTTTCGAGTCTGGTAAAGAATATTCTGACACTAGTGGTTGGTATATAAACGGAGATAAGGGTAGAGCATACGGACGATATCAATTTGATTATCGTTATGGACTAGTGCCTTTTATGCAATTTTGTATACAGCACTATCCAAATCTTTTTAGCGGCTTTCAACCATACATTGATTTGGGTGTCGGTAATGAGGAACTTGTCAGCAACAGCGGTTTGAAACAGCTTTTCATCGACTATACAAATAATCACTTATCAGAATTTTCAAAAATGCAAAACTGGGCAATGTTTAACAACTATTACAGTCTGATAAGAAGTGAAATACAAAAGCATTTGGGGTATGATGTTTCAAACGTTGGTGCTTATGCTGTTGGAACTGCCGCAAGTATCGCCATACGTGACAGCGGATACTGGGACGCTGTAAAAGATATCTTCACGGGCACAACAGGAAAAGAGACAGAAAGTGATTGGATAAAATTGGTCATGGCACGTCAAAACGCTAAAACGGGTGCAAATGACGGCAATCGTTGGACAACTACACAGTACAACAGAGTATTTGCCGACATGCAAGCCCAAACGGGAGTTATCCAAATTGGTGAAGGTACAATTTCAGACTCAGACTCGAAAGCCCCTGTCAATCCGGCTGGTGGAAATGCTGGAAGTGCAACAGGTAGCGGTACAACTGAGGTTGTGCAACCAACAACACCGCCCCCACCAATAGGGGGAATTGATGCTAGAAGTATGTTTTGCCCGTATTGGTCTTTAAAATACTTTGCGAATGTGCTACCACTGAAAATTGGTAATTGACAATGACGGTCAATATGGTAAAATGAGGGTGGAAGGCTGAGGGCTGAGGGGTGTGGGGTGAGGGTGAAGGTCAACGCTCTATTTTCCATGTTCCACGTGGAACGTTAATAATAGAAAGTGAGGTGTATGAGTTTGAAAAGAAATACTAAAAATCAGAACACACAAGCGGAAAATCTGCTGACGATTGGACTATATTACAGTTTTCTTCGTAGGATTGCTGTTGATGCGTGGACTTTTGAAGGTTTACCGTTTGAGGATGATGATATATACCGTCATGCAAATTGCATTTTAAACGAGAATTTTGTTTTAGGCAAGCTGGGCGGACTATGGAAGGAATCTGAATTTTTTGTTGTTGGTGAATGTGTGGCGGCAAGCACACTTACATGGTACGGTGGCGCGACAAAGTATCAGTGTCAGACGTTTACGAACAGTGTTACTAGAGATATTAAAGAAGTTGCGACGCTTACCGCTAGCCTATCCCCGTTTACAAATTACGACATTGTTTCCATCGACGGCTTGTGTCGGCACTTCGCGGCTTTGCTATATGAATGTGACAGGTGTATAAATGTCAATCTGAAAGCACAGAACACACCAGCCGTTTTGAATGCACCAGACGGACAGGAAATGACTTTTGCCAATTTGTATGAACAAATTGCTGGTCATAAACCTGTTGTATTTACTAGGGATATGTCACCTTTAAAAAGTCAATATGACGATATTCGCCAAATTGTGTATCAGACACCAGCTCCTTTCGTGGCTGGTAGTGTGGAGCAGTTAAAGTCTATGCTTATGTCAGACTTTATGTTTATGCTGGGTGTCAATGGTAGGACACAGTCAAAAGTTGCACAAGTTTCAAGCCTTGAAGTAATGCAAGATGCACCTACTTTAATGGTGCTACGTAACAGCTACGAAACAGCAAGACAAAATTTCTGTGATCAATGCAAGGCTAAGTTCGGGCTTGATGTTAAGGCAACGTTTAATGATAGAGTAATTGGCGATGCTGGTTTGCTAGACCAATTTTCAGTTATGGACACCAATAGAGAGACAGTGAAGGAAGTTAAGAACAGCGGTTTAGAAGCTCAAGAAAGTGAGGGTGAGGATAATGGCAATTCCAATGATTGACACTAATTTTTTGGACAATGATAAGTATTGGTATGATGTGGGGGCGGCTTATACGCTCCATGTCTATGATATTTTGCAAAATTCGCAAATTGGAAATGACAGGAAATCGAACAAAAGCTTGTTTGATAATTATGATTTTGCGGCTTTTGGGCTTGACGATTATCCGCTTTTCAGTGAGGATTTTAGAAAGCCGATTAACGACATGATAATTCGTCATTTTCTGGAGTGGGAAATTGGTTATGAAACAGACTTTCTTTTCCGTGAGCACATGCGAGGTGACATGGCGAGAATTATGCCCGAACTGAATATCAAGCTAAAAGCACGGTTTGAAGCTTACAACACGGAGAAAATGTTTGAGACAGAAAACAACGTAAGTGAGCATGTAACTGATGATTGGCATAAGTTTTTAGATACACCGCAAGGTCAAACAGATTTACTCGATGATAACTATTTGACAAATGTTTCAAAAAATCATGTTGATGATAGGACAACTCACCACGGCTCAAGCGGCAACGCGGCAACTAACGCACAGAGTTACACAACAGCGGTTTGGGATTTTGAGACGGAAATTTGTGATAGACTGAAGCACAATTTTTTAGGGCTATTTAGGTGATTGACGAAAATGGAACTTATGATATAATGAGTTTAGAATTATGAAAGTGAGGTGTAATATATGGCAAATATACCTATTATCAACCCGCCCGACAAAGAGCATTTGGGCTTTTGTTGGCATCATCAATTTACGATTCCTTTGCTTTTTGATGATTGTTTGTCACTACTACAAAAGGTATGTGCTTTGTGGGCGAAATTGAATGACGTTATTGACGCTTTGAATGAATTTAACAATGAATTTAATGTGTGGGCAAAAAGTGTAGAAGAATCTTTAAAAGATTTGTATGCAAAGTATCAAGCCCTTGATACTAGAGTGACGAATATCGAAAATGAGTTACAGTCTATACAAACAGAATTGACCAATATCAAAAATGACATTTCGAATATCGAGCATCGTTTAGATAATGTAGAGAATAGAATTTCAAACGTTGAAAATGAAATTACAGATATTAAACAGTCAATTACAGATATAAACAACTCAATTACGCAAATTCAAGCTGACATGACCGCGTTAGAGGCTAGGGTGAAAAAGTTGGAAGATTTGTTGAAGAATCTAAACATTATTCCACCTCAGACAATTCTTGATTTAACCGACAATGATTCAGTCTGGGCGACTGTTTGGGGTGCATGGTGGGACTGGTTTTGCACAAATGTCATTGACTTCGCAAGCGGTGACAGTAAATCAAATTGGGAATTGTCCAACAATTTAAAATGGCATGACACAGTGACAAAACCGAAACGAACTATTCAAATAGGCTATTTAGGTCAACCTGTTGCTCTTGTAAAGTTACCATTCATTGCGGTACGTAAAAGCGTTTGGACTTCTAAACCAACCATTGCACAAATAAATGCCGTTGCACCAAATTTCAAGGCTGATGCTTTATATCCCGCTAATGGTTTTTTCAACCTTACATTAACAAAAGAGTTTGGGTACACGATGGATGAAGTTAAGCTTATGACAAGTTACATTCCTTTTTTAACTAAAGATAGTACCATTGTTAAAATTGATAATAAGTTGGCATATACAAGTTTTGCTGTACAAGCCGATGTACGTTTACAAATTCCAAAAACTGGAACTAATGCAAAACTTGCAATTGTGCCACAAAGCATTACCTTAGCGGCTGTACCAAATGCAGAAGATGTATCAATTGCAACAGCTTGGGATTTATATATTTATTGTATCGCTGAGAATGGTTAATTAGAAAGAGAGGTATTATATATGGATTTATTGAAATATTTGGAACCAATGAAGAATTTACCAGAAAGATTTTCTAATCTTGCGTTTTGGCGTGGGGTGAGAAAGCTGAGGGATGATGTTGTTAATGCGTTCGAGTATGTGGATAGTTGGGGGAAGAGTGTTGAGCTTGATATATCATCATTACAGAAAACAAAGATTGTACGATATGCTAGTGAATACATTGATGATCGCCCCACTGTGAGCGTAGTTTACAATCTGGATGACCATTATTGGCATGGAAACGTTGGCAATATTTCAATTAGCAAATACGATAATGATATTGTCATTCCAATGGGGTTCGCATTCAAGGCTTATAAAACAGATGGTACATTTGGCACTTTCATTTTTTTACCTTTTGGAGATTGTATTATTGATACCACACCTGCTAAGACTATTTCATTGAACAATATTCATAGCACCAATGTGACATATAATTTCAATAATGATCCGCTTATTGCGAAAGAAATTTTTATATACGGCTATGGCGTGAAGTTCGGTTCTTAATAAATACAGCCACCAAATGGCGGCTGTATTGTTTGTTATTTGGTTGGGAAGGTTATTTCAAGAAGATAGCTAAGGGATGTTAAGACAAATGACATGCTTATAAGCTCTTTTGAAGTTTCAACCTTTTGGACTTCTTGAAAAAATGATGCAATCATTCGTTTTGTTGTTTTGTCCTTGCCATATTTGAGAAGTAATTCTCCGATTTCATCATACATCTGGTATTTCTGTTTTGTGGTTAATGCATCCATGGTCAATCCTCACTTTCTATTTGCGTGATACTTCAATTACGGTCAACCCTTGCACATTTCCAAATTGTGACATATAGCTTTTTGCCAACGCTACCGCGTCTTTAGCGTTGTAAGCTTGATTTTCAATGTATTCAAATTTTACATCATCCTCAGATGTGTCAAGATATGCAAGTGTTACATAATACTTAAATTTTTGTGTCATTTAATTCTCCTTTCACCCAATATTCGATAGTCATGTAATTGGTTGACCGTCTGCCTTTATAGAAACATGGTCTTGTGCGAACTATGCCTTTTCCATACTTTCCATTATATGCGTGTACGGTTGAACAACCTTCATTCATATAGCCTGGAACGTCTGCACATGTGACATAGTGCAAGCCGCGTCTGTGGCAATAATCGAGGGTGTCATCTAGTAATGCGTTCATTTCTGATACATTGTCGATTGTGTTGCGCTTGTAAATTCCATAAAGATTCATATTTGCTCCATTTCTCACCGTCAAGCCGTTATGACAGCTGTGATTGTTATGCTCTACTTTTATTGTATCTACGTGATTCATGGTGTCCTGTTGCGTCCTCACATTTTGAAGCCCACACACCACTTTCAACATTTTGCATTGATAACTTTCTTTCTATATATTTCCACATAGCATCAGAAATTTCCCCCTCAGCCCATAACATATTTTTTCTTCTAGTGTAACGAATGAAACATGTATCATATGTATCTTGCGTCTTGCACTTTCGCAAGTATGAGAGTGTTTGTTTTAAGTCTCTGTATGCTGACAAGTAAATCTGACGCTTTTCGTCTAACATATCAAAATCAAGGTTGGCGAGAGTGTTGAGGTTGACGTGATGCCATTCGAAATTTTTAATTGCTTTTTTCTCATTCTCTTTATTTTTTCGACAGCAATATTCCATTCTATAATTTTCAGTGTCAAATCTTGTGCAAAAATGTGTACATACTCTGCACGGTAATGACATTTCATTGTGTTCGGGGTGTGCGGCTTTGTATTCGTCTGTATACATTAAATTGCGATACTCAAAATTTATAGTTGGGGTACTATGCGTTTCCATAAGGTAATTGATTCTGTCGTGTTCGGTTGACTCCTTGCTGTCTAAAATTTCCTCATATTCGTTATAATCTTCTGTTGCTTCTTCGATTTTTGAGGATTCTGAGGTTTCTGTTGCTTCAATATCTGTCTCATATGCAAGATCTTCCACCTTATCAAGAACTTTATACATTGACTTAACCTGTGTATCTTCAATTGTCATTTCTTTGGTGTGCCCCTTACCAGATACATAATATGTGATAACATCATCATCATCATATGCGCATACCCATGAATACTTACCATTTAATAAGAAAGATATCTGTACAGCGTGAATATCACAATCATCATCATGTGTGATAGCTGTTTCAATATTACCAAAACGCGCTATAATCATCTTCTTTAAACGATTGATATAATTCTCAGCATTCTTTACTAACATAGTTTTAACCTTTCTTCAAGTCTTTCCTTGAGTCTTTGTTTTTTCTTTTTCTCTTTCTGATTATATTATAGCAAATATCAGAATATAAACAATGATATAATTTAACCTCTTATCAGAAGATTTCTTGATATTATTTAGTTCATAGTTTGTTAATAATTGTGACATGATTTGTTCATACTTTCACACGCTACCACTTTAACGCGGTGAAGTTTAACACTTTAACGTGCTAAAGTGTCAGACCTGTTGTTCTAAAATTTTCGGCAAACGGAGCGGTGATCCCAGATA